GTCCATGGTCGATAGTCAATAGACCATAGTAAATTCTGTTATTCTAAAAATGCTAAATAGCTAATGGTCAATAGACCATAGTAAAACCTCTAACTATAAAAATACCATGGACCATCGACTATGGTCTACGGACAAACAAACAACATGCCTCAATTTACATTTACAAACAACACCTATGCCGGCGAAGCGCTGGCGGGGTTTATGGCCAGCACATTACTCGAAGCCGATTCGGTGAAACGTGGTTTATTAACCGTTATTAACGACGTTAAAGCACGCAAAGTAATACTTGATGTGGACGACGACGTAGTGCTGCAAAACCCATCGGGTGTATTCACCGATCAGGGCACTACTGCTTTGCAAAACGAAAGCTACCTCGACCCGGTAGCGTACGAATTTATGAAACAGGAACAATGGGACAAACTCGTACAATCATGGGAAGCCCAAAGCCTTAAACAGGGCGCATTCCTGGATTATGAAGGCGTTGTGGACCTGTCCGACTTTATGGTGCAGCGATATCTGACCAAAATACAGATCGCCAACGAGCGCCTGTACTGGCTGGGTAAATCAGCCACTAAAGAAGCCGCTTTTACCGTGCCTTTCATGGGCTTGCTGCCCACAATTTCCGCCGCATCGGGCGTTTACAAGGTAGGCCTGGGCAAACCGGCAACTTCAATGGCAGCTACGGCCATCAGCAATGCAGGTGTGGTAACTGTATCCGACACCTCTACCCTTTCTGACGGCGATGTAGTAACCATCACAGCTGTAACTGGCAGCAGCAAAGATACCACCAATGGCACACCAGGTATTGATGTGCAGGGTCAATCGTACTTCATACAAATTGTAAATGCTACCAGCTTTAAACTGGTGCGCAACTATAACGAAGTAAACAGCCGCAAAGCCGCAACTTTCTCAGGTTCATCAACTGCAGCAACCGTCAGTTACATCAACGTAAGCAATGTATTGCAGGTATTGGGCAGCGTGTACGCCCAGCTTGATCCGGCTGATCGCATACGGGACGACTTCAACCTCCAGATCCCTCTACACGTCGGCTATGCCTACGCACAGGCACAAGCCAATAAAGCAGTGAACGTGATCAACGCCTTTACAGACGTAAAAAAGATGGATTACCTGGGTACGCCGCTACAGATCATGAACCACTGGCAGGCAAATACCATCCTTGGTGCGCGCTCATCCAACCTGTTTTTAGGTGTCGATTTGCTGGGCGATGCTTCAGAACTATCAACCGTTTACATGAAGCCCTACACCAATGATAACGTAGTCAGAATGAAAGCCCGCATGAAAGCCGCCGTCAACTACAAATTTGCCAACGAAATCTTTTATTTATCAGCGTAATAGTTGTGAATGGTGAATAGTGAGTAGCGAATTCATACTTGCCATCTATTCACCATTGACTATTCACCGCTCACCACTCACTATTCACCAACACATGTCAATTTACAACAAAATAAATGCAGGGTTCAGCCTCGGTACAGGCAGCCCCATCACTTCCGGCATCGAGGATGTGATCTACATCTTCAACCAGGATGATATCACATTAACTTACGATACCACCAATCCGCTTATCGTAACCGGGCTTACCGCGATCACCGGAGCCAAAGTCTACAAGTTCGAGGGCACCAATAACAGTTTCAATACCATGTCGAAACTGGCCAAAACACAGGTGGGGCCACGTTACACCGAGGAAGTCGACTTTAACATTGCAGGCTTATCAACTGACATCAAAACACAGTTGATGGCAATGGGCTACGGACGCGTACAGGCCATCGCCGTTAACAACTACAAATCCAGCGATTCAGCCATCGAATTATTTGGTGCGGTAAATGGATTGATACTAACTGAAGCCGAGCGCAATGCAGCCGACGAAACCCTGGAAGGCGGTTACAAACTCAAATTAACAAACCCTGATAAAATGAGGGAGCCCTACCCTCCGCGTGCAGTATCCATCCCGCCTGCCAGCGGCCCGGCAACCTACGCCAGCACACTCGCGGCTATTGAAGCGTTGGTAGCTGCTTAGTCACTGGTCATTAGTCATTAATGACTGGTGACCATATCCGGTGAAGCAATAAACCAATGACATAATGACTAATGACAAATGACTAATAAGAAATACATCCTGAAACCCGGCAAGCATCAATTTGCCCCAAAATCACCACCGGTACACGACAATGATAACCTGACCGACGAAGAAGCCGAATGGTACCTGGAAAAATATCCGCATATAAAACCATTGTTTGTTGACAGACCGGAAGTGGGGAAGAGCGCAAGTCAGAAAGTAATATCATCGGTGCAATCAGAACCAGAATCAGTGAAATCACAAAAGAATGAAGACCTATCTACCACAAATTGAACGCCGCATATTAGTACGCCCAAACCAAACTTTTGGCATACTAAACTACGACCTCGACAACGCCTATCCCCAACGTATGCTGGAGCTGGTGGCATCGTCGCCTACGGCAAAAGATTGCTGGAACAAACGGACAAAATTCATAGGCGGAATGGGTTTTGAACAGGCTGATCTGGGCAAAGTGGTAATCAACTCCAAAGGGCTGACACTGGCTAAGTTACTAAAGGCTGTTGCCGCTGACAAAGCCCTATTTACCGGTTTCGGGATGCATGTTAACTACAATGCAGCATACAAAGTGGCTTCCGTAAACTATGTAAAATTTGAAGACATCCGCATGGGCGATACCGATTCGCCGGAGACATCCGACAAATATGCCTTATACTCCGACTGGGGCCGCAAGACATGGAAAAATATCATGCGTAGCAAGATCACTTTTCTGGACAAATACAACCCTGATCCCGCTGCCATCAAACAACAGGTAACAGCTGCCGGCGGATGGGATAAATACAAAGGACAGTTATTTTATTTTAACCCCGAAGTGGATGATTACCCGCTGATTGAAGCCGACAGTGTTTGGGAAGATTTTGAGACCGAAGCCGGCATCAAGATATTCAACAACCGCGAGGTGACAACAGGCTTCCTGCCATCAACCATGCTCTTTATGCAATCCCGCCGTGAAGAAGCAGATAACAGCAGGCCCGACAGTGATGAGCAGCATTACTGCAATGTTCCCTCGCAACTGGAGCGTGACCTCGGCACTTTCCAGGGAGCAAAAAGCGCGCAGAAGATCATCGTGATTGAATATGAAGACGAAAACTCCAAACCGCAGTTTCAGCCCTATTCCATTCAGAACAATGATAAGCTCTTCGAATCAACCGAAAAATCGGTAGAGGCGCGTATTATCAAAGGCTTCTCGATACCAAAAGAGTTGATCAATGCTGAAAAATCTTCCAGCCTTAGCAACGGCGGCGAAAAGAAACAAGCCATCCGCGAGTTTAACGACAACACAGCACCCGACAGGCAGGAGCTGTCCGAAACCTTCGCCGAAATATTTGGCAACTTCTGTACCAACGTCAACCCATCCGGAAACTGGAACATCGTACCCGTACCAACTTCCGTAGCCGACGACAACGCCGGCATAACCGCCGGAACCAGCATCAACCAACTATTGCTCTCTGCAATACCAGCCCAAAACAAAATTGCTACCCTGGTTTACGCCTACGGCTTCAAGCAGGAAGAAGCGGAAAGAATGGTTGATTAGTTGATTGGGTTGAAACTGCTTCCGAATCAACCAACCGGGTCAACCAACCGCAGAGTTGACGCACCCGAACGCGCTACGCTGTTCGACCTCTCTATGGCGAGCCATAAAGAGGTAAAAAAGAAAAAGAATATCTAACCCTCTTTGCGCGCAGCGGAGAGAGGGTGGTCGGGCGTAGCAATGACCGGGTGAGTCCCACTCTGCGCCACGGCTTTACGCTCCTGCCCGGACAACAATTATCATTCAACCTAACCAAACTTAATCAACCAAACAAAATGACCACCCCATACCTGATCGATCAGATCACATTTCAAAACTACGAGGACCTCTCGGTCAATATCAAATCCGACCGGATCAAAGTATTCGTAAAAAAAGCGCAGGAACTCGACCTGAAACCATTTCTGGGACACGCTTTATACTACGACTTTATACAATATTTTAACGCCGACGGCACTTTGCAGGACAATACCCCTCAGCAATACAAAGACCTGCTGAACGGCACCGAATACCTGGACCGCTACGGCCACATCGTTCTTTATGAAGGCTTACTACCCACTTTGGTTTACTTCACCTTCGCGCGATTTGTTGAAGCTGATGCAGTACACTATACAGCTTCAGGCCCGGTGATCAAGCATCACGACAATGCCGATCCGCTTTCCCCGCAGGACGTAGCCAAGCTGGTA